CGACATTCTTCAAATCAAGCACCGTTTTGTCGGCTTTGACTCCTGCCATTCCTTGGCGGTAAGCAGCTTGTTTCTGTTGGCCCATGGCTTGCAAATTGTCTTTTGCCATGGTCAGCACATCGTCCATGTTGGATGTTCCGCGCATTCCTCCAACAAAGTCTCTGCCTGCTTGCCCGCCAGACTTTCCAGCCTTAAATGCTTGCGTCAGCGCCTCTTCGCCCACTCCAGTGGTTGCGCCTATGGCCTTTTTCCCAAGTGCTCCAATGCCACTGGCAATTTTGCCTGCCAATGGAATCCCGCCTCCAATTAATGCGCCAACTCCCGCGCCTTTTTCGTCGCCAGAAACAAGAGCGCCGCTAGCGCCACCAGTTATTGCTCCGCCTGCCATACGGGTTGCTAGTTGTGTAGCGCCTCCTTTTGCAAGCAATGGAATTGCACCTCCACCAGTAGACATCCCGCCCGTGCGGATTGCCTCTATCAGCGGAGCAGCTTTTGCAGCGCCTGGCAACATGCCAACACCTTTTGCTATTAATCCGCCCGCAGGCAACGTAGCAATCACCTCTCCGCCAATCTCACCAGCCCCTGTTCGGATTGGATACTGCTCTTTGTAGGGAGCAATATTCTGTTCTTCAGCAGCTTTTCGCTGCTGGGCGTCTTGAATGAGAGACTGACCGATGCTATCGGCACCCAAAGCCGACAAGCCTTTGCCAAGCAACTCTTGGCCGCCAAACATCACATTGCCGATCCCTTTGCTAACACCCACAAAAGGCGCAGCAACGCCAGAAACCTCTGCTCTTGGCTGGTATTTTGCCCATGGGCCTGATTCAGTCTGATATTTTTCCCAAGGGCCTGCCATTACATCTTCTCCCACGAGTTCTGATCTGCTGGGTTTCCGCCTTTGAATCGGTAGCCATCTTGCACAGTGCCAACTTTTGGGCCAGCCTGTTGTTTGGGTTGTTTTTGCACCTCCGGCCCGATGATTTCTTTCACAATCTCAGCCCGTCTGTTTTCTGGCACGTCGACCAAAACACCACGCATGGCGGCCTCTCGGTTAGATTTCTTTTGTGAAACCACTTCTTTACTGTCGCCAATTTGCGGGAAGTATTGCTTGTTTCCATTTTCAAATTCAGATTCACCGATGACCGCGCCGGATTCACGGCGCAAAACTGCATTCAGGAAGTCTCGTTTGGCTTGCATCAGTTGCTGTTGATCTGCGCCAGAAAGCGCATTTACAACCGATCCAACACCGAACCCTGTATTCATGCCAGGGGTAGATGTAGTGGCTCCACTTTCTGCCAGCGTATCAAATATCTTGTTCGCCATTGCCATGCGTGAGCCAAACAAAGCAGACTTTGCCTGCCCTTCTGTAAGTGGCTTTTCTGACTTGTTTACCGCTGCCACTGCATTGGCCTCCCGCGCTCTTTCGCTTGTCATGTCTTGACCGCGCATAGTTACACGACGATTTGCAGCGCCTTCTGTGGCAATCCGCGCGTTATTAGCAGCATTGTCTGCGCTTTGCAGAATATCCTGAGCGCCCAAAACCTGCACCTTCCCGGTAACCGGGTCTACGCTTTGGGTAACTTGGCGGTTACCAGCGTTCATGGTGTCGATCTTTGCTAACTGGTCTTTTACATTCAATGCGCTGCGATAGGCGGTTTCGGCTAGCTGTCCAATACTTTGCGGGTTGGCTTGTACTTGGGATTTGTATTGCCGCCCCTGCTCTGGAGTGTAGACACTGTTTTGCACAAGATAGTCAATCGCCTGCATAGCGTTGTCAATTGTTGGGTTACGCATGACGTAACCAAAAGTATTTCCTGCAATATCAATAATCTTGCTGGCAGCTTCCAAGTCTTTGATTTTGGTTTCAGCTCCAATTTTCCCAACTTCTGCATCTGTCTTTTTGCGGGCCAATACACCGCCTTCCAGCTTATCGGCTTGGTCAAAGTATCCGCCACCACGAAGAGCATTTATGCGCTGTTCATCTGTAGCAGCAGAGCCAAGACCGCCAAGCAGCGAACGCAAACGGTTCTGACTTTCTACGCCACGGCTGTACTCGTCCATTTTCAGGCTATTAAGCTGATTAGCCTGCTGTGCGCCTTGGATTTGCAGAATTTGACCTAGTTGGTTAACCGGGCTTTCAATCTGAATGGGTTTTACGCCCAATACAATACTTGGATCAATTGGCATTTAGTAACCTCCACCGGCTTGCATTGGGACGTAAGAACTAGAGCCCGTCTTGTTTCCGCGAATCAGGCTCATTAGCTCATTCTGTTGATAGCCTTGGATGCCTTGACCCAATGCGCTTGACCATGCATTAGCTTGACCTACTGTCCCAGCAGCGTTTGCATTCCCAGCGCCGATAATGTTCTGAGCTGCGGAATTGCCAAAGTTCATCGAGGCAGAGCCTTGCTGTGCTGCCGCGTTTTGTCCTTGACCAGAAACTCCGGCCAATCGGTTATAGCTGCTCTGGAATTCAGTTGACGCCATGCCCTGCCCGTACTTTTGCAAGGCTTTTAACGCGGCGCCTGACAATGTAGAACCTCGTGCAGCAGCAGAGTTATCTACAGCTTTCTGCCCTTCCGCTAGTCGGAATTGATAACTAGGGTCTGTTGTGAAGTCGGCGGTTTGCCCGTTAAGTCCGAGCATTGCGGCAATGCGGTTGTTTGCCTGCTCCCCTGTCGCTCGCCACGGCGCAAGGTCTTCTCTCGTCTGGGCGGCTGCTGCTGCTTGCGCTTGTGTTGCGCGGTCTGCTGCATCGGCTTGTTGGCTTGCGGCTTGCTTTGTCGCATTGGCGGCCATAGCACCGCCAACAACGGCCGCTGCTATTGGGATTGCTGCTGGCATAAATATTCCTCTTTTGTAATTCCCAGTTGAATTTGATCTAACAGCCTGCCTTTTTTCATAATGCTTTTCCTGTTATTTCCCTCAACAATCAACCCCGCTTTTTTTGCATAACGCAATGCAAGCGGGTTATCCTCTGGTACATGAGTAACAAGCTTAATGCATTCAGTGTTAGCAAATATCCAATCTAATACTAGCCTGGATGCTTGTTTAGCTTTTTCTCCCCATGAATTTGGCAGCATGCAAGTATGTATTTCGTAATTAATGAAATTATGCCGCTGAATCATATAAATCCCAAGCAAATTATCATCAAAAACTTTTAGCCAAATAAGGCCTTCAATTGTAGGGGAATAATCCTCTGATTCTATAGAGTCATCACTGACATTTGGCCATATTGATGGGTGAGTCACTACATCAATAATTAAACCAATGTCTTTTGTTTGCTCGATTTTCATCAGCTTACAGTCCCAACCCCATCAACCCAAACCGATGGCTTGACGGATTTCAAGTAAACAGGCTTCCCAAGGTCAGTATCAAAGAACCTGCGACCAATCCACAAAACAGAAGTCGGTCGATCTGCCGTTGCGCCTGATTGCTGCGCACTTGAGATAATGGCATGCCAGCGGCTAAAAGTATTAGCCCAAGTTGCTGTTGCGTTGCCAGATGAATCTACAACGGGGGAGCCAGATGGGTAATCAAAGCTCACGACGTTCTGCCCCATGCGGAAATAAATACAGTTTTCACCGGGTCAGTGACTCTGAATTTAGCAAGCCAATCCCTAGAGCGTCCAAGGCGGTTAAATACTGCCCTCGCTTGATATTTGCCGACTGCGCCAATTCCGCGCCAAACCTCTGCGCCCCATTCGTGCCCGCCGTCGCGGCTTATCTGCATCATGACTTGCGGGGTTGTGCCCTGGCCCATTTGCAAGCCAACGCCAGCCTCCATTTCAATCCACAGTTGAGAGACATGGGTATAGTTACCGCTTGCTTGATGGCGGCTTACAAACTCGCGGACAATAGTTACCCCGTCGTCTGTATAGATATTCTCATCAAACCTGTATATCTTGCCGTTTTCATAATCGGTGACGTAATTCTTCGCCAGCAATTGCGCCTGCATTTCTCCGCGATGGCGTCCAGCATATCCATATTGCAGTCTTGACCAGCATTTAGATTGGCCATCATAAAGCCAAGATTCATTGGCCGTAGGAAAGTTAATCTGATAAAACGGATGGCCTGAAAGCATATAACTAAAACCCGTCGCATCTGATACTGCGGCATATTGGCTGAAGTTATAATCCATTTCTGGATTAGATACTGCGGTAGAGTTTGAACCTGATTGAATAGCCACTTGCACTTGGCCTAGTCGGTTTTTTCGCAGGAATATCAGCGAGTCTTGGAATTTCGCAAGGCTATTCTTTGCAGCCAAACCCCATTCAATCGCACTAGAACCAATGCGTGCATAGGGGAAGTCAGCAGCCCCAGAATCTCCCCATAGCTCCGTGGTCTTGGTGCCAAATAGCACAATAACACCACCGTCAACAATTAGGCGGACTAGATTATCTGGGTCTGATTCTGCGGTGGCATATTCCAGCGCATCCCATGTAAGCCCATCATATAAGCCAGATATTGCAAACTGCCCGCTATTTGGGCGGCTAACAACAAAACGGCCATTTAGAAAGTCTACAGAATCCGCGCCCTCAAAGCCAGCGTCAGTGATTTTGGCAAATGTGCTTGTGTTGACATTCCAAATATACCCATTTGGATTATCGACCATCATTATCTCTATGCCGTTATCAGCAAAATATACTTGTCCAGAGTATGTATCCAAAGTGCCCAATACTGTAGCTGTGGCGTTATTTGTGACGCTATACAGCTTATTACTGTGGACAACAAAGAAAACATCGCCGCGCTCATATATTCCGCGCACCTTGCCAACGCCAAAAGAGTAAAATGTAATCAATCCCGGGGTTGGGTATAGCGTTAATACGTTCTTTTCTGGGTCGGTTTGCACTTCTACATAGAGATTCGTCCGCGCCTGAGCATCCACATTTGCGGATTTACCCTGATTTCCAAGGCCAAATAGCGGTATTGGCGCAAGGCTCATAGGTTATCGACCTGAATGATAATGGGGGCTAGCTCGGTTGCCCATTGCGCCATCAGAGTGCGCTTTTCTGCGGCCCGTTGCTTGATTTCCAATCGCACGGGCTGTGGCACGCCAAACTTAAGGCTAATTTCATCTGCCAGCCAATAGGTGAAGCCAAGCAACCAAGCCTGCTTAATGTCAGGCGTTGCCGTGGTTGTCACATCGTCAATTATCGCCTGATAACTTAGCGTCAAAACGGGGTCTTGCGTAGGCGTAGGCCATAGCATAAATTCACCCGCTGGCGTCTGGTAGAACTTTGTGGGGTAGGTCGCTGTTTCGGCTGCTTTGTAGTCAAACTCCGCTTTGGGGATTTGCTCCAGAGGTTCGCCGTCACGCTTCAATACGGGGCCTCCAAAGTAGTCGCTGGGCGGACTAACCTTTTGAGGGTCTAGCCCGCTCCAAGTGATAGCTACATCCTGGCTGGTTACTTTGAACCATGAGAACCCATGCAATGGCAGCTCTTTCAAGATTCCATTTAACGCACGTTCACACAGAACCAAGTCAGACGGAGACGCGGATTCACCGTCGCCAATCGCCTCGCAAAGCTCTAAGGCTCCGGTGTAGATTTCTTGCGCGGTCTGCGTCCAACTTGTAGTCATTACAGGGGGTTCACGGTGTAAGAGAAACGCGGAATGGTCACGGCAATTTCCTTGTCATCTGCGTCTTTGACCTTGGTGTAGATCACCGCGTCCTTCAGGGCAGACAAGAAATTTTCATTAATCGTAGTCCTTACATTGCGCTTGTACTGGTTAAGTTTGTAGTCCCATCCAATCACAACATCGCTCGAATCATTGCCATCGTTGTGGAAAGTGATTTCATACAGCTTCGGGGATTTCCTTTTTTCTTTCACGACTTCTTCAGTTTTGACGTCTTCGGACATGATTTCTCCTTGAAAAATGCCCCCGGTTAAGGGGGCTGGTTAATTAGGCGAATGCTTCCCAATAGAAGGTTTTCGACGCCGCCATGGTAGTAGCTGTCACTGTGAACGATTGGCCAGACACAGCAATGCCGTTAGTGGTTTCCAGTGTTACTGTGCCTGCTGCAACAGTGTGCAATGCTGATGCAGAAGCCATGCCCTCGAACCACTCGTCAGTAATGCGGTCTGTCAGATTAACAAATTGCACCTTTCGAGGGGCGAAGCCCAGGGAAAAAGTTGCCGCAGCAGCAGCGCCGCCATCGGTTACGACCTTGCCAATAGCATAGTTAACCACGCCGTTGGAATTGGTCTGGGTGTTTGTAGTGATTGCCATGATGATCTTTCTTAAAAGATGCCCCGCGTGTTAGGCGGGGCTATTGATTACAGCGAAGCGGCGGATTCCAGACGAATCATCCAAGCATCGTTCAGAATCTTAGTGGTAGTGGTAGCCTTCCAACCAACAGTGGAACGCTGTTCCAATGGGTCGGCAGACCCAGCAGAGCCAAGGGCCTTGACGTAGGTGTTCATCGCCTGACCAGACAATGGGCACACGCCGTACGCGTTCGCTGCAAAGATCAATGTGGCGTAAACGTCAAAGTTCGCGCCGTTGTTCTTGTAGACGGTAGTACCAGCGGCTCCAGCGCCCGCAAAGATTTTGCAGTTGGTGGAGGAAACAAAACGAATGTTCTTGTAAGAACCAATCTCATCCTCCATCACCGACTCGCCGCTGCCGTAGTCAGACACAGAACGGTAACCAGTCAGGCTTTCCAGGTCGTATTCAACGTCTGGGTGCACAACGGCAACGAATGCTTTACGCACCGAGCCAGTGCCAACCTTGTCAGTTGGGTCGATCATGTCTTTGATGTACTTGGCGTTCTGCGTCTTGAGGAAGCGGATAGCCTTGTCCAGGTCAGCAGTTGACAGCTTCACGTTCACCGCAGCGCGGTTAGCAACGCCGTTAGCGTAAGCCACGTTTGTACCAGCCACCAGCACATCGCGGCGGGCTTGGTCAATAGTGGTGCCTGCCTGATCGCCCAGAACGTCTGTGGCTTCTGTCACCACGGGGTCTTGGTTGGTCATGCTCACCATGTCGCTCAGGGTGATGTAATCACCATATTGCGCCAATGTAGCCGTCAGGTCGGTTACAGCCAGCGCGGAGCCTGCAGGCGTGACGCCTTCGGTCAGCGGAGTGGATGCAACGGCCAATTGCGAATAGCGGCGGAACTTGATTTGATTGCCGTTACGCTGCGCAATAGGGCGTTTTTGACCGAATCGGCCATGCACTTCTGCGGGTTGTGCTCGCTCGAGCAAATTCCGGTCATAAAACGCTTGTACGCCGGGTGGGATTTGGGTAAGTCCAGTGGTTGCCATGTTTGAAAATTCCTATCGTTAATAACCTAAAACCTTGCGTCGTTCTTTTTCGAATTCAGCAGAGGACATATTCAGAATACGATTCTTTGCTTCGAGTTCAGCGTCAGGGGTTGCGGTTCTCGCACCACTAGCGCCAGCCGAAGGCACAGCCATCGCATTTTTTTGCGCACTCTTAGCGGCTTCAGCGGCAAACCTTTTGCCAATCTGTCGCTCTTTATACGCAATCTTCTCTTCCGTGATTTCCCGAATTACCGTAAGCGGGTCTGAGATTTGCTCACCCAGGGCTTGCAAACGCGCCATTAGTGCAGTTTCCAGCTCGGGTTCGATTGATTTATCGAATATTCCGGGGTGGGCCTTGTCAATAATCTTCATCCACTCTTCTTGTGGATTAGGCGCTGCCTCGACAGGCGTTGCAGTAACATGCTTGATAGCCGCCTCAAGCTCTGGGTTTTCGTCCAGAATCTGGGGCCGACTTGCCGCGCGTTGCTGCTCTTCGCGTTCTTTCCGAATAAGGGCCAGTTCTTGCGCGTTCTTGGTTCCCCATGCTTGGGTATCCTTGAGCGCCTTCTCAGCCTTCTCCAGCTTTTGGCGAATTTCCTCCAGTGGATCAACCTCTGCAGGCTTTTCCTCTGGCTTGACCTCTGGTGCTACTTCTTCCTTTGTCGGCTCTTCTGCTTTTGCAGGTTGCTGATCGGGAATAGGTTTGCCAGCTTCAAGTGCTGCCGCTGCTTCCTCATACTGTCGCTGATACTCCGCGTCATCCATTACTCACTCCTCATGGGTCGGTTATTCCCGATAGTCCATTTCAATTTGCAGCGTCCTGTTCGGATAATGCTGCCCTTATGCCTTCCTGCTCTGCTTGCAGCAGAAATGGCAATTCTTGAATATCTTTCAGTGCTTTGATTTTACCCCGCACTTGCTCATCATTGCCACTAATTAAAGTGGCAGTTAACTCAGATATTCTAGATTCTATTTCCAGATATACAAAAGGCCAAGCAGATTTCATTGCTTCAAGCCCTTTTGAGATATTGCCTGATCTAGTTTCTAAAAATTCAATTTCCATTTTGTTTGATCATTTATAGCAACTGAATTCCCGCAGTCATCAAACTAGCAAGCACCGTGTATCCGGCGGCATTCAAATGAACCGTATCGCTCCAATAGGTGGCCGAGTTAGTTGCATAGGCTGTAACATCCCCAATTGCCGCACTGATGTGCAGCGCAACGTAGGAATCACACATAGATGCGTAGTTTGCGTCGTAGTAGTTGTTTACCGCTATGCGAGTTGCATCGGGGTCGCCACTGTGTGATGTGCTAGTTCCCCAGCATAGTAACGTGTTTGGAATGGCGCGAACCGCTGCAGCATATGCGTTGTCTGCGGCCTGAATCGTTGCGGCACTACTTGCGCGCTGGTTGTAATATTCAAACGCAGCCACTTTCATGCCCTTGCCAAGCGCTGCACCAATCCCAGACCACTCAGCAAGTTTCACGGTATTCATGTTTGCGACGGTGATCCCTCCAACCGCAACATTGGTCCACTGTCCGTAAGCAAGTCCAAGACTTTGTGCAGACTTGTACGGATAGGACCCAACGGCACCGCCGCTACCAACCCCAACAGTTAAAGAGTCACCGTCATAAACAACAATGTCATTCACTGCGGACCACGGCTTTGTCTGCGCGTATTTCTCATAGAAGTAACTGGTTGCCTGAAACACCTCTGTCTGCGTCAATCGACGATCCCACACAACAATATCAAACAGATCAATTGCTGCGCGCTGACCACCAGAGCCCTGCGCAGCAAGACCGAATAGTGTTTGGTTGGGTACCGGAGCCGGGCTGTTGTCTGACACAACGCAGGAACCGTTCAGGTACACATGCTCAATGCCGGTGCCGGTGCCAATTGCGTAAGGCTTGGTGCTTGTGTGTGTCATCACGAACATGTTTGCCGCATTGACTGCCGGGGCTACGCGCGAGGTGATGCTGTTGGCATAGCGCCCTATGGAGCTGGACGCCTGGGCACCATCGATCACCATGAAATTACTATTACCGCCAGAGTTGCTGCCGAACATGCAACCAAGGGAGTTTGTTCCGCGAGACTTCGCCACAATCATCGTTGTGCACACCTGGCTCTGTAGGGCGGTGTCCAAAGCTGTACCAGCACGGGCCACTGACATGTATTGCCCAACCGCGCCAGAAAAACTTACGCACGGTTTCCCACCAAGTTGGTTGGTTCGGTATGTGCCGGCGCCGGTGAACGTCAGAGCGTTGACACTGGAGTCCATCCAGCTTGAAACGGTAGCGCCATCCGATAGGGATAGGCTGTCGGCTTTCATGTTAAAGACGATATTGGCGCTTTGCGGCAAAGGCGTGCCGCTAGAGAAAACAGAGCCATATGCTCCCCCAGCCTTGGCGTAGATCGCCTGCACATCCGCATACGTGCCGCCAACCTTGGCAAATGCGCCAGCTATGCTTTCATAGCCGCCAGATGATTTATCACTGATTGGCATATTTAGGCCGTTTGAATGTAGATAGTTCCGTCTGGCAATCCGTCTGCATCGTTAGGCGCAGCAGAACTTACGATGAAGGTGTAAGCGGGATATTTGACCTCGTACTCACAATTCACCAACTTGGGCAAAAGGGTAATTACCCCACTCAAGGCATAAGGCCCAAAGGTCTGCGAACCATCAACCGTTGCAATCAGGCCTGCACTAATTCCTAGGCCGGATGTAGCGGTAACGGTAGTGCTTCCAGTAGTGGACACATAAAGCGTCTGACCCACTAGCACAGTAACTGCGCGGGATTCGCCTGGATTAAGTAAGTTCATTTTCTGGCCCTTCTAAATTTTGCCCAACCATCGGGGCGGGTTGCTCAATTCCCATGGACTCAGATGCTCCTAATTCTGGAGCCTCTGGGGGTTTTTCCTCTCCAACTTCAAGTGGTGGCTGCATCATCATGTCGCGGACTACCTGCATGGCAATGGCAGTCACCATTTCCGGCGTCATACCTGCTTGTACCGCGCTAGCCCGCTTTGTTTCCGCGTCGTATGCCTTAATGATCACTTCGTCGCGTTTGATTTCGTTCTGCTCGTCTTGGCTTTCTGCTTTCTTGGCTGCTTCTTCCAATGCTTCGCCAAGGGCTTTTACCTGCTGTTGCAGTTCTTCCATTTGCTGTTTGACTTGTGGCGGGATGTTTACCTCTCCCTCGTCTTTCAGGATTGGGGACTCCCGGCCAATTTCCATAACGTCCCAAGTCTGATTCAGCAGTTCTTTGACGTCGATTTCTTTGGCGGTCAATGGGTTGGATAGCGCAAAGTCAGCGAAGGCGCGAACCTTGCTTGTAAGAACTTCCTTCTGCATGAATGAGCTAGTCCCCGTGGCTTTCCATTCCATGAATGAAGCCTTGCCAAACTCTTTGATTTGTCTCCACAGCTCTGCCTTTTCGTCGCCGAATATCTTTTGGACGGTTTCAGGCTCCAAATACTTCAAGTCCCAGTTGATATAGCCCTCGACTATTTTCTCGATCCACATCTGGTCGATATTCTGGATCACCTCTTTGGTCGGCAAAGATGAGGCCGACATAATCATTGAAATTCCTGTCGCGGTCTTGTTCAGGTTCCGCGAATCGTCGCCCTGCGTGTATTTAGTGATTGCAGTATCGTCGTCGCTGAATTGCTCAGACATGCGGATAACGTCAATCCATCCGCCAGTAATGTCCGGCTCCACATGGGAGATCATCGCGGATTGTCGCTCCTCGGGTGAAAGGCCGGGTTTGAATTGGTATACCTTGCCGGGAAACTTAACAAAGTTCTCAGCAGGCAGGAATTTAGAACGGTCTAGGCTGGACGTCCCCAAAAGGGCCATTCCCTTGCCTTCCATGAATAGGCGGAAAGCTGCGTTTGTTACCTTCTGGTGCGGCATGTTGTTTTCGGCAACACCAACACCCCACATTTCATGCTCCACGGCCTCGTAAACGCACTCATAGGCCGGGATGCAGTCATATGGGCTTTTGTCAATCTTCACCACTACGCCGCCAGCCATGATTACCACGGCGTCGACCATATCTCCGGTTTCTTCGTAGTCCTGTTCCGATTCGCCATCGTCGCGCGGCAGCATGGAAGCCGGGATTTTTCCAAAGAATCGCGCCACTTTGATGCGGTCATTCTTGAACCAGAATTCAACATTTCCTCGGAGTTGTCCGGCAATCTCCGAGCCCGTTTCGTTTCCGTTATCACCACCCCCGTTTAATGCGGCTTCGATGTTCTGATAATTGCGGTCAGACTTCCACGCGCTTACCGTGTGGCGGCTTTCCATCGTCACCCAGAAAATACCCAAACCTTCCTGCATTGCACGGGCTTCTGGGTCTGGGTAAGCGTCTAGAGTATTTGGTAGCTCAAAGAAGGGGAGTTCAAACTCGTAGGTTTGTTCCTGCAAATAAGCAGACCCGCCGATAACCTCCGCCGTGGTTTCCTTGATTTTCTCTTTCTTGACGAAAGGCCCCAACATAAAGCCGGTTCCATACTGCGCCAACGTATTTACACCAGTACGAAGCAAGGTTTTAAAGTTCCCGCGCTCCATCTGGTCTGTGATGATGTCCTCCATCACATCGGCGTATTTCTTGAGGTTTTCGTTTGTCGGGTTTGTGTCAAACGGCATCTGCCCGCTGCCAAACAGGGCGTCATTGATCTTTGCCCGCGCAGATCGTACTTTGTTGCGACTAGACCCGATAAACAGGCTTTTAGCCTTCTTGGTGCGGCTTGCCCCGGTTCCGTTGGTGTCGTCATCCCTAGAAATCCGCATTACATCCTGGTAGCACTCCAATAGTTTCAGCTCTTGGGGCTTGCGTGATCGCTCCCAATCCATAAGGCGAGATTCCAGCAACGAGGCCAGAGCTGTATTATTTGGATTGGTTTCGGTCATATTCAGAAGTAGAACCCGTCTGCGTTGGGTATCGGCTGGTTGATTTCCTCGGTCATTTCAGTATCCTTTTTAGATACTGCATACCTACGCATCATATACGCATATCGCATTGCATCCAATAGGTCATCGCGCACTTTTACTATTTTGCCGTTTTCGTCGCGGTGATATTGTAGGAATTCCTCAAATAAATCCCGCAAACCCTCAAATATCTTGAATTTGCCTTTTAGCATTAAGTCGCGGATTTCCATTAATCCAACCTCTACCCCATTGCCGCCATCTGGCCATGTCGCATGATCTGGTAATAGGCTAAATCCAGCCTCAATGTAGTATTTCCGCACCTCTTTGGCGCCGCCCTTCTCGGTTTGGAGTCCGTCAGCAGGCCAAGCCGTGGGCACGTTAGCCGACCAAACTTTAGTGGCACCCCATGCTTCAATGGCTGTAGTTTGGGATTTCTTCCATGCTCTTGTGACGTAGAACATGTCCTGGTCTCGATCCCAAGCCAATTGAATCCGAGATTGCGGGTGATCCCAACCGAAATCCATGCCATCGATAAGCGCCCAATGTCTGGGAATCTCAAAAGCCTTACAGGATACATCCTCTTCTGGCAAGTCGTAAATTCGGCCATGTCCGAGCATTGGGGTTCCTTTAGTGCGCATGTCGCGCTGGTGTTTGGGAAAGCTAGCTAACAGGTCTTGCTTTACCTTTTCATCCAGGTGCGGAGCATCGTCCCAGCCCTTTTGCATGCAGATTTGGGCGCGGCTTGGGTTGTCCATAAACTGCAAAACTAGGTCAGTCCGTCCATTTTCCGGGGTAAATGTCAGGATTCCCCGGCCTCCGCTGCCGTTGTCACCCGATGCAGTACGCACCAATACCTGGGGGAATATAGCCGCGTCCCGTGGCTCCTCGTCAATGTGATACCAGTCCACATCATCACCCATTAGGGCGTGTTGCCCTTGGGAATAGCTCCAGAACTGGATTTTTGCTTCTTTGCCGCTTGAGTGTTTGATAAATACCGTCCGCAAGGCGTTTGGCGTCCCGGTCATGCTCTCATAGCCAATAATCCGGTCTGGCGGGATTAGGCCACCTTCAAACCTGTCGCCGTTCTTCCGGCCTAAGATGGGGGCCTGTAGCAGGTCGCGGGTCTTTTCCCCCGAATACCCTAGGCACCAGATCACCGGGGCATGGTCAAACCTGTGCCCTTCCCATTCGTCCGGGTAGTCTCCCATTGCGTGGATGGCGTCTGCATATGTCCCCGTCCATGTCTTGCCAATCCGGTTAGCGGCAATCAAGCAGACTTGAGAATACTTTTTGGTAAGCCCAATAAATTCCTTTTGCCACGGGTAGAGGATGGCAAACATGGATCGATAACGATTGACCTGCGCCCTTCGTTGCTTTTCTTCAAGCAATGCCAAGAGGGCCAGTTTTTCAGTCTTTAGCATCCATCAATTCTTTAATTTTTTTATCAATATCTGCATCTGACAGAGATTGAATTGAACCCGCATGATTCAAATCCATCTTTTGAGCCGCGTTCCATCCCTGCATATCTGCAAGCTGCTTAATGGCAGCCAATGGCGAATGCGTCTTGATCTTTATTCCATCCTTGCTTGCTGTCAGCTCGGATATTGCCGCCATTTGCTTGGGGTCTTGCAGTGCTTGCGGCTTTACTTTCCATGTCGCTTGAATGATCGGGTTCCCAGAATCCGCATCCATTCCAAGCTCATAGGAGCCAAAATCTACCAAGTCCTTGAGGTCGGTACGGGCGAGCGTCGAAAGCTTCTCTAAAGCCTCTTTCCGGGTCATTATGGCCTCAGATACGGCTTCTTCTTTCATGGCGTCCATAAAAGCGGACACCTTCGGATTGCTCAGGATTTCCGAAGCTGAAGAGTCGGCCACTCCGTCGTCTTCTGCCTGTCCGCCTGCCAGCCTATACGCCTGTCGTTGGGTCATGCCAGCAAGCACATTCGTGGCTATCCGCTGCTGCAATGCGGTTAGCCGGTCGAATAAATACTTCTGGTCTTGGTTCATGTGGTTATTTTAACCGCCATCCACCGCAAAAAGTAAGCGCGTTTCATATCCGCCCCATTGCTCTGGGTTTTTTTGCACCATCTCATGATGCTCGATTGCGCATGCGGCCCATGACTGCGACGGTGCAAACCTGCTTTGTGCAGACACTGGCTTGTACGCAGATTACAATCTCTCCAACTCGACACTCAGTCGAGTGTTTTCCGACAACAGGACATCACTGCGATGGTGGTGGTGATTGTCTTTAGGTAGGTCATTTCAGTACCTCGGCAGCTTTTAGTGCGCCTGTTTCGCCGTCAAATGTCAGTTTTAAGTTGTTATCCTCTCGCAGGTTTGCACCGCCCAATGCATCAACATGCCCCGCAAGCATAGGTCCAAGATGCGCAACACCATACCGCACCACATCCGGCTTAGGCATGTTGGATCTCCTTGGGCAAACCCGCATAGATCAAGGTTTCATCTTGGCCGGGGTTGTCGCGTAGGGGTTTTAGTCGATAGTCTTGAATGAAATTGGACGATCTGCCTCCCCATGTAGA